GGCTTGTACCTGAATAGTAGAGCTATTCCAGGCATTTGCCGCGACCCCAGTGTCTACCTCAGTTGTCTGTTCTCCCCCGGACGGGAAAGCCGAATCGGCCCAGATTTCGTGAATCGCCTTGTCCTTGAGGTCATCCTGATCGACCCAGGCATCAGGCATCTGAGCGCGGTCGAGCGTCGTCGCTGAGGACTGTTGCGCTCGGAGCTCCCCGTTAATGAGCTTAGGTGAAACAGAAAGGCCGGTCGTTTGGTCATAGTGCGTCCACTTTTTCATGCCCTTACCCCCGCTACTACTCTCGTTCCCTTACTAGTCCATTCGTATTCGTACCCGACGATTACAATGTCCTCAGTAGTTTCAATCTCAAAACAGAACCAAGCCGCCGACATGTGAGCCACTGAGAACCGGAGAGGGACCAAACGGTCCTCCCGGTATTCGCCCTGTCCTAATACCGCGCTATCCAGTGTAGGCTGAGAAGCGGCATCGGGAGACTGAGCGGTGTAGGTACGCTCTAAAACCGGGGACAAAGAGAAGTCTTTATAGTGGCGCATCTGGATCTGAGGTTTGCCGGTAGTCATTACCCAAACGGTGACATAGGACACCTGTTTTTGCATCTGAGGATCGCCCGCCGACCACCACGCTGAGCGGTATGCCGATGTCGGGGCGGTGTTATACACTAGGTTTTGTCCTACAAAATCCATGCCCGTGGCGCGTTTCGCGCTGATGACGAACAGCCCGCGCTGAGAAGTAGTGTTCCCGGATTCATTCCCGGTGTGATGCCCGAACACTATTGTCCCGTCATAGAGAGTAGTTACCGCTCCGACCGGAAAGCCTACCCGGGTAGACCAAGCTGAGAGCCGCTCGGCTGTAGCTAGTCTATCAGTGTGTAGTACCAATCCTAGGTTTGGCCGGTCTGAGCCGTCTACCGGAACATAGAGGTGATACTCCCGTGTTTTTTCACTAAAAGTCGCTGTAGCCCGGGCGAGGCAATCAGGGGTGATGCGGTCAATAAGGTCGTCCTGAGGAGCCGTCAGGTTTATGACCTCATTGACCGCGCCACCGGTAAGCCCGCCGACTACAGCGTACACGCCGTCTACCGCTAGAAAAACTACACCTAAACCGGGGACATTCTTAATGGAATGCGGGGACCGGCATGTGACTTTATTCGATAAAGTAGTAGCGGAGAAGCCCCGGGAGAAGTCTCCCTGTACTACATCGATACCGTTTTCGCGAAAGATTAAGAGCGTATTGTAGTTCCCAAAGAGGGCCGTGATAGCCCCGCCTTCTGAGTCTAGCTCTATGTAGTTCTCGGCGGAAAACTGCTCTATAAGTCCTACCGTCGAGAAGAAGAGGGTAGTCGGCTCATTGATTCCCCCGTCGAGGAATAAACACCCATTAAAGAGCGCCGAAAAGCGTGCAGCCGGGGACGGGAGCGGTCCTGTAGCGATCTCAGGTGCAGGCTGGCCTAGGTTTGCGGTCGCTACCGCATCAAAGAAGGTAGTCTCTACATTGTTCCTTACGAGGTCAATAAAGTAGAGGGTAGTGTCTCCCGGGGATACAAAGTCATCCCCGTAGTTAGTAGTCCGGTAGACCTTACGAGCCACGGTTCCGGGGGGACCGATCGGTAGCTCTAAGGCGCATGCGTGTCGGAATCCTTCTGCACCGGCATCTAGCGCCCATTTTATAGAGGAAAGTGTAGAGATTGGTCCTTCTGAGCCGGTGTCGCTGATGAAAGAACATGCCCATCCGAACACGGCCTCTTTGTCTCCGTCCTCGTTTCCCGACGCTGTATTGTTTGCGAATCCGAGACCCCATCGTCCTCCGTCTGGAATCGCGTTCCCCTGTTGAGGACACCAAAGGGTAACCGCGCCGTTCCCTGATGCCTTCGGGGCGGGGAAAGATCCACCTGAGGGTGCCGGGTAGGGTTTGACATTACGAACGTCTACAGGGGTAGGTAGGCCGTCAAACCCAAAGGGCCGAACACATTGACTGATAGTCGCTATAGCGTCTACCAATCCCGCTAGAGGCCACGGTCGAACAATGATAGGGCGGTCTACCCCGTTTGTGATGACGGTTCCGTAGCTCGTCGTCGTGTACCAACTACCCGCCTCAGTAGGGGCCGGGACATTCCTGTTCTGAGCGACGGTAAGAACCTGATCAGTGCCGAGCGCCTCGTACACTAGATACAGGTTCCCATCGGCCTCATAGAAGAGATGCTGTCGCGCTCCTCCGCTAAGCTCCTGAGCGCAATGGATACTGTAGACCGGGCCGGTAAGCCCAAAAGGCGTCCACGCTGTAGGGCTAGCGATATAGGGCTCGTACCCAATCCGGGTAGACCAACCCCCGGTCGTTTTGTCAATCGTGAGATTTTCGGCACGCCCCGCATTTTGCGCGGTCTGAGGGAGCTTAGTCTCTACACCGCCCGCTAGCGGGGTCTGAAAGACGTTCTGTTTCACGGGCTACCTCGTTTTAGAGCGTAAAGATTCAGGTGAATACCAATGGCCCAAAGGGATTTCGACCGTACCGCTGAGCCGTGAGAGGCTGTCCTTTTATGATACGCCGGGGTACCCGCTGTAGGAACCGCTGTTCCATGCCCTTGTAAAGAACCTCTTTTTTACGCAGATAAACCGCGCTGAGCGCCGGATTGTCTACCTTTAGAGTCAAAGACTCTAAGGCGGCATACGCTATGACCTGAGCGTAAGATGCCGGAACCAAAGGGGCATCCTGATTTTCCATCATACGGCGGGGAGTGATGACTGAGCGGACATTTAGCTTCTGATCCGCCGCCGGGTGGGGGAATAACTGGATAGAAGTGTACGCCGCGCTATTGTTGAATATGTACCTGATAGCCGTACTTTGGAATGCCTGTCCCTGTAGGTGGGTAAGGGTGAGCGTCGGGTGGAGGACCATGCCCCCGGTAGGCGGGACGGTATCCGTGTCGGGCGCGGGGATAGGCGGCTGAGAGGTAGTATTGTTTCTGATTCGGACGGGAGCTAGAATGCCCGCCTCAGGGCATGTAAAGTAGTAGCGCCGATATAGCCCCGTACTGTTCGGGATTGTCTCCGGCTGAAAGATAAGGGTCTCAGTAGGTCCGAGACTAAAGCTCTGCACTTTACTCAGCGCCGACTCAAATCCGTCTGAAACATCTCGCCTGTAGAGCGGAAAGTTTGTCGATGCCGGTCCCCGGACATTGACCATGTAGACATTGATAGTCCGTACACCATGCCCGCTACCGCCGGGACTATGTACGGTTACCCCGCGAACCGTAAGGGGAGCGGGTGTACTAGTTCCCGAGCTAGGGAGGTATGCCTCTACCGTCCCCAAAAGATCCGGGTCGAGATTGGCTTCTTCTCTTTCCCATTTACTGAGAAAAGCGGCCTTAGCCGGGATGCCGACATGCGGGTCGGAAACATTCAGGATCGTCATTGTGTCTGAGGGCATCTTTATGTCGCGAAACTTTATCACTACATTGTAGGTACCTGATGCCCCGTTGAACAGCCGGTCGAGGTGTAGTTCCGCCGCCGTACGTACGAACCGGATCGTGTATTCTTCTGTAGTCCCGGCTGAGTCGGTGATTGCTACAATGCCGCCCTCCCATCGGGATCCCGGCTTTATCTCTGAAACATTAAAGGGGAATCCAGCGCCGGTCACTGTAGCGGAGCCAAAAGTCACCGCAAAAGATGCCGTGGCATCTGTGTAGACCTGTAGCTCCCGGTCCTTCTGAGAGAAATCCCAAGCGCGGTCGGTAAGCGTCCGTGTCTGAGCGTCATTAAGAATACTTACTACTTGCTCTCTATAGGTCTCGTTTGTCGGATCATAGTCGAGCAAGTTGCCCACAAAATCAATCAGTTCGCCTAGATGCACGTCATTCTCCGTGGGGCTTAGAGGGAGGCCCCCGGCTTTGCCCTTTACACTGTAAAGAGAACACAAAGCAAGGGGCCGGTGTGAGGGAGGGAACCCTCAGCGGGGATCAGAAGTTCTTGTAGACCATGACATCGCAGAGATTGCCCGCAGCGGCCTCAAGCGAGATGCCGCAGGGCGGTGCGAGGTCGCCCGCCGCGATAGCGACGGCCTGCCCGGGAGAGGTAGCGTCCACGACGAGCGGTACAGCCGCGCCAGCCACGGCGTTGGCTACCGAAGCGCCCTCGACGTAGCCCTGAATGACGACCTCGACCTGAGCGCCAGCCGCGACGGTAGTCAGCGCGACACCGACGACGAGGCCGTTTCCGGTAGCATTACCGCCCGCCTCGACGACGAACAGCATACGGTCGGCACCGGTCTTGGAGGCGTCAACCTGCACCCAGTCGCCCTTGGTGATAGCACCGTTGGCGAGGAAGGTTTCGGTCTGTCGGCGGTGCATCGTATCACCGGCGGCACCTTCCGAAAGGAACTGAATAAGAGTAGAAGTAGCCATTTGACTATGCCTCCGCGTCGAGAAGAATGGCGTGAGAAGCGAGGTGCCCTGTCACGATCTGCATCCGGCAAAAGACCATAGCCGCCTCAGTAGCGGTACCGGGGACCGGAATCATGTCACCGACATTGAAGAACCCGTCCGTGTCCACGTAGAGCTGGAACTGGTCACTGCTGAGAAGGTAGGCCGAAACCGGAGAACGAGCGCCTACGACCGAACTGTGAGCATTGTAGCCCAGGTTCGGGTCTACATAGATGCGGGCTCCGCGATAGGTCGCGACCATCTGGCTGTTAAGCCCGTCGCGGTCGGAGGTAGTGATGTACTGAATCCGGGCATCCATCAGATTCAGGAAAGCGGCATAGCATGACGGGGACATCAGCATAATGTCCGGGGTATTGCCGGTCGGGTTGTAGATCTGAGTGTTGATGAACATCTGGTCGATGTCCGCGAGAGTAAGAGTACCCCCGGCGGTCTGGAACTGATTGAACCAGTTCTGAGCGCGGTAGGTCAACTTACTGAGCCCGCCGACGCTGTTTGTCTGAGCGCCGCCCGCTCTAGCTTCCAGCCAGCCAGCGGTGTTCGGTGCCGTGATATCCACACCGCCCGCGCTAACACCGTTCCCGTTTAGGGTCTGTAGGGTAGTCAGCTTAGAAGAATCGCCCCGGATAATCTGCTTACAGACTTCCTTCTTCAGAGAGAGCATGACGTTCTTCATCTTGCTCTCTAGAATGTTGACGACGGCCAGATCGCCCTTGTTAGCTGCCTTTTCGACGGCATTCAAGACGATGGGCTGGGTAAAGTTCGAAAACTCAAACTTACCCGTCTGGAAAGGGTCGGTCACCGCGAGAGAGACCGGCTCAAAGCCCGTGCTCAGTTCTGAGATAGAACTGTGGTCGCCAAAGATGACGGGCTGCTCGACTCGGAGACCCCCCGAAACTTTGACGAGGTTCCCGTGCTCTTCGATAGCTCGGATGAGCGGGTGAGCGAGAAAGGAGTTATCTACGAGCTTATCACGGAGAAGCTGTAGCGTGGTGCTGATTACACTCTGGGGTGCCATGATGGCCTCCGGTGGAAAGAATGTCTACGGTGTCTGAGGCGTGTCCGGTGTGCCGGGTGCCGAAACCGCAGGCTCCACAGAAGGGGTGGCCTACGAATATCAATACCTTAACACATGATTTAATGACCGGGCTACTACCCGTTTCTGTTTAGCTCTCTAGCTAGGCTCAGAATGTCCTCGTTGGTCATAGAGCGGGTCACCTTAGGGTTCCCCCTAACGGCCCTCCCACGGCGAGCGGGGGCCACGGCTTTTGCCGCCTGTTTGGCCGCTTTGCGCTTTGCGGTCTGAGCCTCCCGCTGAGCCGATGCCTTAGCTTTTGTCTGTTTTCCCTTAGCGGCCCAATACGCGGTCTCGAGATCTAGCGCGCCGTTTGTCTCAAGAAGATTCTGTACCTCAGCCCGGAGGGTCGAATCCGTCTGAAACTCAGGGTGTTCGGAGAGGAAAGTTTTGTAGCTATCCTCAGCCTGCATCACCTTGTATTCCTGTTCCATAGGCTCTAGGACTTCTCTTAGACGGCGGCTTACCTCGTTCTCGATCCGAACACGGATAGACTCCTCGTTAAAGGGGTCGTACTCAGGTACCTCTTTTTGCTCTAAAAGTTTGGTCCCCTGTAGAAGAGCTTCTCTTTCGCGGAGAATGTCCTTCTTCTGTTCGGATACCTCCTGAGTTTTTCGCGTGTAATCCGCCTGCATCTCTTTCATAAGATTTGCGATGTCGGGCGGTACCTGTTTGATGGCGTCATTCCACGAAAGGTTTCTCGTTCGGGGAGCGCCTGAGGTGTCGGTGTCCTCAATCTCTACCGTCTCTTCCGGGGTGGATACCGCTCTTTCCGGTTCGGAATAAGTGGCATCGCCCTGAGCGATAGCGGTGGCCTCAGCTAGTACAGCCTCAGCGGTGGATTGAATGTTCGGAGAGTTAGAGGGCGTAGTCATTTCAGGGGTGGACATATGTCTCCCGTTAACGAATGAGGAAAAGCGGGGTTCCTACTCGGCTATACCAAGCGGGATTCCAGCCAGGGGCGAGAGTAAAGCCGATGTTTTGCCCCATAAGGCGAGCACCAAGCTCTAAGACGGAGACGTTCTGGATTCTGTTTAGGATAAACGTACGCCAGCCGGGGAGGTCTCCGGTAGCTGAGGCGGACTGAGGGTCGACGTACAGGTGCAGGTAGACGGTTCCGTTATTGCCGCGCCAAACGGCGTGTGGATTACCGATTCTCTGTCCGTACTTTCCCGGGGTTCCCTCGTCCTGCCATTTGTCATTGTAGAAGAAGCTAACGGGCTGTTTGTTCTGTATTGCCCGCTCTAGTTCTTTCATTGGGTCGCCGCCGAAAGACGCGACGTACTGAGCTTTCCGGGATGCCGGGATGACCGTCTTTGGTCTACCCCCGAACCCGAAAGCCTTTGCGAACCGTGCTCTTAGCGACGTGAAAGCCATTTACCTTTCCTTTTTTCAGCGCATTCGCGACGAGAAGTCAAACTCTTCGTCGATCATCTCACCGTCCGGTAGTTCGGTGTCGATGTTTACCTGTACCTCAGGACCGTCCCCTTCGGGCATATCGAGAAACGCTTCGAAGTCTTTGTCCTTTGAAAGCGAGATAAGGTGAGCGGTGATAGCCGTGAGGGCCTGTTCGTCTTTGGCCTCAGGCAAAGAGACGGGGAACTTTTTGCCATAATCTGCCGACGCTGATTCCATCATCGCGAGAAAGCGAACGACATCGTCATCTAGGCGGGTGACCGGCTCAGTGTACTTCTCAGGTACAATGTCCATATTCATCACTTTCGCGACGGTAGCCATTGCTTTGGTGAGAGCATCCATCACCTTGATGTTTATGGGCCGGTCAAACTCAGGCATAATCGCTGAGAGCTCCCCGCCTATCGCATCATCAGACTCTTGCGCGGCCATCATCAGGTCGGCGGGCATATCATCTACAGGGACGGCGGGGCCGTAAGAGAGAGGCATTACATCACTCCTTCAGGTGGGAGAGGTGGGAGCGGAGCGCCCCCTTCTTGACCGGGGACCGCCTGTTCGGGCGGGGGAGGGGCCGGGATAGCTAGGTTTTCCGGTAGCTGAAATACCCGGACCATTTCTTCTAGAATCAGCTTAGGGTCGGCCCCTAGCTGTACAAGGATGGGGGCCAGACGCTCTAGAGACTGCTGCTTAGCGAGGTCCGACATTGGGGTCGTCCCCGCATCTACAGCCCAATAGCTAAAGTCTCCGGTGAGATCGTCGGCGGAAAGGATTGTCGGGCCTACCGGATTGGGGAGCGCGAGAGGCTCAGCATCATCACCGAGAACTACACTGAGCATCACATTATATGTGAAAGCGATTGTAGTAATTACCGAATCTCTTATCCGCGCCATTCTTCCTATCTCGCTGGAAGTGTAGGCGGCAAGCAGGTTTTGCTCAGTTGCAGTGCTCTTAGTGACCTCCCCTCTAGTGAAAGGAGCTAAGAGCCCAGCGTCGGCTATGTCATTCTGTACGGTCTGAGCGTAAGCCGCAATGTCTCCCGGGATAGGAGCCTGAGGGACGGGAATGATGTTCCCCTCTAGCGGTAGCCCGGGCTGTAGGTCTACTTCTATAAACTCCCCGTCTAGACCCTGAGCTACTTTAGCCGCGCCGTCGTCACTCAGGAATCCAGCGCGGACCATCCACTGGCGCGCCATACGCCTTACGCCCTGAGACTGATACGTCCTCAGGACATTTAGCTCCCGATATTGATCCATAGAGCGGTGTACGAGACTGTAGCCCCGGAGCGGTGTGTCTGGATCACGGGAGAAGTAGACCGGGATGATTGGTATGACCGGCTGGCCTGAGGCTGATTTAAAGGGGATGCCTGTAGTTTCGTGAGCGATCTCAGCGTCGGGTGTTTCTTTATCGGAACCGGCATTGGGGTCTAGCGCGCCCATCTGTACTTTGACCCCGGTAAAGACAAAGGCATCTCCGTCCTCAAAATCCGGGGACCAAACGAGGAGCTTATCACTGAGAAGGTCAAACATCTCTACTACACGAATCCACTGTTCTGAGTCGGTGGAATCATTCCCGGACATGACCTGTTTGCCTGAGATTGTCGTCGTCTCGATCCACTTACTGTATGCCCGGGAGCGGAACTGTTCCGGGTCTTTTCCGTACCGCTCAGACACTTCTGAGAGCGGCATCAGGTAGACATGCCCGACGAATCTCTGCTGGTCCCATGACGATGCGGTCGCGTCCACTATGACCTCCCACGGAGGTAGCGCGGCGCAGGACACTCTCTTTAGCGGATCTACATTTTCTACCGGAGCCATCTTTACGAAACTACAGGGGTAGATCAGCGCCAAACGTGTAGCGTCTTCTAGCTGTTCGCGGATCGTAAGAAGGTAGTGATTTGCGGTAGCCTCAGCGACCTCAGGGGTACCCCGGTCTCTTACATCAGGCTCTACTCTTACTGAGGGATTTTTAGCATAAAGTGAGCCGAGGTAGGATTCGACCGTCTGATATGCCTTTGGGACTTCTGTTCTCAGTACGCCGTCATAGAGCGGCATCTCACTAGCCGACCAAAAGTCGGTCAAATACAGCCGCCGCATTTCACGGAGCCGGTCCCGCCTTTCAGTAAAGTAGCGGTCATGCTGTTCTACAATGTCGCGAACCTGATGAGGGGTAAGCATTATGCCTCCGGGGAGATAGTCAGGTATTCCGACTTTTGTTTGCTAAAGGTACGCTTTTGTCCCTGACGTTTGCCAGTGATATCTACCGCTTTCCATCCCGCTTTGACAAGCTCAGGAATGGCTTCCTGTTCTGAGATACAGACGGTAGCCCCAGCGGCGTACCAAGCCAGTGCTAGTTCTATTACCCTATCCCGGCCTAGGTCGTGTTTGTAGCCCGTCGTATTGACATAGGGAGGGTCTATGTAGACCACGGTGTTCGGCGGGAGTAGGGGAGGCCGCTTAGCCCCGCCGCTGATCTCAGCGGGTAGCTCAGGGAGGGTGGATAGTCGATTTGAAGAACCCTTAATCGTTAGCGCGCTGCGCCCATGTTTGCCGCTACTGATGCCATAAGGACCGCGAAAAAACGCTGTTTGAAGGTTGCTTCCCTTGACGCTCCAACCTGACAAAATCACCGTGCGAGCTATCTCACGGGGGTCTACAGCTTCTTCTGAAATCTCAGCGGGTAGCTCAGGGAGGGCTTCGAACTTCTTGAAATATCGATCAGCGCCATAGCCAATCTCACCGCCAAACG